GTTTAAATGCAACAGAAAAAATTGTTGTTATAAACAATAAAGCAGTATCAAAAATAATTTTAGATTGGCAGGCACAATCTGCTGCAACTAAGTATGAAGTGCAGTATAGATTTGCTAATGGTGATTTTAAAAAGATAGAAACTATATCAAGTGACGCAGAAATATTTAATACAAGTGATGGTATTTATGAATTTAGGGTATTTAGTTTTAATGCATTAGCACAACCATCAAGAACACCAGCAGAACTTACATTTAGTGCTATTGGTAAAACTGCACCACCTTCTGATATAACAAACCTTACTTATGAACCTATATCTGATAAGGAGATAAGACTTAGATGGGATGCTGTACCAGATCAGGATGTTAGAGCAGGGGGAAGAATCCACGTTAGACATTCCCCTAAAACAGACGGATCTGCAAATTTTTCAGACGCTACTGACCTTGTTTTTGCGTTAAGTGGTGCTTCTACAGAAAAAGTAGTACCTCTTTTAGAGGGTGAATATATTTTAAAAAGCCAAGATGATGGTGATAGGTTTAGTACAGGAGAAACAAGTATTGTAATAGATTTACCAGAAGCACAACCTAAATTATTAGTACAGACAAGAAGAGAAGATTCAGATAGTCCTAAATTTCAAGGTGCAAAAACTAATGTTGGTTTTGATTCTGGAACTGGTGCAATAAGTTTAGCTGGTACAGGAAATTTTGATAGCAGTACAGATATTGATTCTGAAACCTCTATTGATGATATAGGTGGAGTTTCTACAACTGGTACATATTTATTTAATGAGACTTTAGATTTGGGTGCTGTTTATAGTCTTGATTTAAGAAAACATATTTTAACTGCATCTGTTTATTCTGCTGATCTAATCGATTCAATATCAGATTTTGATGCAAGACAAGATTTTGATGGTTCTTCTAGCGTTGATACAAATGCAGAAGTATTTTTACAAAGTTCACAAGATGGTAGTAATTATAATAATTTTCAAAAGTTTGCTAATGGTACATATAAAGGAAGAACATTTAAATTTAAATGCGTATTGTCTACAAAAGATACTACACAGGATATAAGAGTTAGCCAGTTAGGATATTTTGCAGAGTTTCAAAGAAGGGTAGAACAAAGTACAACAACCATTGCGTCAGGGGCAGGGGCTAAAGCAGTTACTTTTAATAGTCCATTCTTCACAGGCACAAGTGCTTTATTAGGAGCAAACTCCAACCCACCAGCTATAGGTATAACTGCATTTAATATGGCATCAGGTGATTTCTTTGAATTAACAAGTATTGCTTCCACAGGTTTCTCTGTACACTTCAAAGACAGTTCTGGAAGTTCTGTTGATAGAAACTTTAACTTTACTGCCATTGGTTTTGGTAAAGGGTAAAATTTAGGATATACTTAAAAAAAACAGTAAAAGCTAATGGCAAGAGTTGATAACACTGGGGGAAGTGGCTTTACAGTTGATAATGGTACTGGTCTTGTTGTTCGTACAAAGTTAAATCAAATAATTGCTGCTTTATCTACATTAAATCAAGGATCTGGCACACCTTCTATCGGTGTTGGTGCGTATTCTTATTTTGTTGATGGTAATACTTTAAAAATACAAAATGCAGCTAATAACGCAGCGATTACGTTAGGTGATGTAAGCCTTACAAACTTTGGTCATGCTGGATTATCGGCAGCTAATACTTTTACTTCAACAAATATATTTCAAGAAGATGTAACTTTTGATGGTGCTACTGCTGGAAGGGATGTAGTTTTTGATAGGTCAGATAATGCTCTTGAATTTGCTGATAATGCAAAGGCAATTTTTGGAACTGGTGGAGATTTAGAAATTTATCATAATGGTTCAAATTCTTATGTTGCGGAAACTGGAACTGGTAATTTAGTTCTTTCTGGTAGTGCAGGTGTTTACATTCAAAAATTTAGCCATGATGAAACAATGGCTGCTTTTTTACATGATGCAGAGGTTCAGTTATATCATAATAATGTTTTAAAATTTCAGACAGCTTCGGGAGGAATAAAACTTATAGGAGGAGCAGAGGCTAATATTACAGCACTTTCTGACGGGTCAACAATAACAATAGACATGGCAACAGCCTGTCATCATTCAGTAACGCTTGCAGGGAACAGAACATTCGCAGCACCAAGTAATCAGGTGGTAGGTCAGGCAGGGTCAATATTTATTACACAAGATGGTTCAGGATCTAGGACTGCTTCATTTAACGCAGCATTTAAATTTGTAGGAGGAACAGCACCAACATTATCAACGGCTGCCGCTGCGGTTGATCGAATAGATTATGTGATCTTATCTAGCAACGTAATACATTGTGCTGTTTCATTGGACGTTAAGTAATGGGTTTTTATGACGCAATAAGGGTCGGGGCTTCTGGGGCTGCTGATAGTGCTTATGCAGTAGATCGTAGTTTAAGGTTTAATGATGGAGATAGTCCTTATTTACAAAGGACTCCGAGTAGTGCTGGAAATAGACAGATATGCACTTTCTCTTGTTGGGTAAAAAGAGGTGATCTTAATTCAACTAATTGTCTTGCAAGTGCTTATTCTGCAACTAATGATAGTGATAATATAGCATTGAATTTTAGAGAATTAGGCTCTGGAAACTGTGAGTTCAGAGTAGTTGGATATAATCATAATTTTAGAATAACTAACAGATTATTTAGAGATGTTTCAGCTTGGTATCACATTGTTGTTGCCTTTGACACAACACAAAGTTCTGCTGATGATCGAATAAAAGTCTATGTAAATGGAGTACAAGAAACATCATTTTCAACAAGTGGTAATGTAACTCAAAATATGAACATAGCTTTCAATGATACTTCAGTTCATAGAATAGGTGTTCAATCAAATGCTTTGAGCAATTATATGGATGGATATATGGCAGAGGTTAATTTTATTGATGGATTACAATTAACACCAGCATCTTTTGGAGCTACAGACGTAATAACAGGTCAATGGAATCCTAAGAAGTATGTTGGAAGTTATGGAACAAATGGATTTTATTTAAATTTTTCAGATAATTCTGGAACGACTGCAACAACACTTGGCAAAGATTCAAGCGGTAACGGCAACAACTTCACACCAAATAATTTTTCTGTAGCTGCTGGTGATGGTAATGATTCTGTATCTGATACCCCAACTTTAAATAAAGCAACCTTAAATCCTATAACTGGTTTTACATATAATGCAACGTTATCTGAAGGCAATTTAAAGATGTCAGGTAGTAGTGGTTTTAAAGAAATTTCTACTATTGCTGTTGCTGGTACAAGTAAATTTTATTATGAAGTAGTAAATACGGAAAGAAATGGCTGGCAATTAGTGGGTGTGTTTGTTGGTCAACCAAATAACCCTTCAAATGCTTTAAGTAATACAGCAGTTTGGGGCTTTGCAAGTACACAAGCTACTTATTATGGTGGTAGTTACACTAGCACCAGTGATGTTCCAAGTTGGACTAATAATGATGTGATGGCAATAAAGTATGAAAATGGAAGTTTGAAACTTTATAAAAATGGAACATTGCAGACTGCTAATACAAGTTCAGTACCAACAGGTGATATTGTATTTGCTTACATAGCCAATGATAATCAAAATGCAGCAGCGTTTGTAAGGTTTAACTCTGATTCGTGGACTCAAGCTAGTGCTGCTGGAGTAGATTCAACATGGGAATTAAGCACGGCAAACTTACCCGACCCAACAATACTGCTACCTAATAACCATTTTAATACTTTGCTTTATACGGGTAATGACTCAAGTGATCGAGATATAACAGGTGTTGGTTTTCAACCTGATTGGTTATGGATAAAAAATAGATCACAAGGAGATTGGCATCAATTATGTGATGCTGTCAGAGGAGCTAACAAAGTATTATTTAGTAACACAACTGATGGTGAAAGTACTGATAATTCAAATGGTCATGTAAATTCTTTCTTAACTGATGGCTTCAATGTTGACGCTGGTGCTAGTGGTAATGTAAACGAAAATAACGAAGATTATGTTGCATGGAACTGGAACGCTGGCGATACAGATGGCAAAACTTATACAGTAACAGTTGTTTCTGATTCTGGTAATAAATATAGATTTGATGGTTTTGGAACGTCTGCTGTAACTCTTGATCTTGCAGAGGGTGGGACTTATATATTTAACTACCCATCAGCACATCCATTAAAGTTTTCTACAACATCAGATGGTACGCATGGCGGTGGATCTGAATATACAACAGGGGTTACACATAATACCTCAACACAGGTAACGATAGTTGTAGCTGCTTCTGCTCCGCAGTTGTATTATTATTGCTCGATCCACAGTGGTATGGGGGGTGCAGTTAATACAAACTCAACTCTTGGATCAAGTAATTTTGATGGATCAAAACAAACTGTAGTAAAAGCAAATGCTTCAGCAGGGTTTTCCATTATTTCTTATACAGGTGATGGTAGTAGCGGTGCAACAACAGGTCATGGTTTAGGTGTTGCTCCAAAAATAATGTTTCATAAAGACAGAGATTCATCTAATAACTGGTACACAATCACAACAGCAATTGATGGATCACCAGATTATTTATATTTAAATTTGACTAATGCTAAAGCTGATAGTGGAGTAACTGCACCAACATCTAGCCTTGTTTCTTTTACTGCCTCGTCAGAATCAAATCATAATGGTCGCGATTATATTATGTATGCTTTCAGTGAAGTAGCAGGGTATAGCAAGGTTGGGTCATATACAGGCAATAATACTGCTAATGGCCCTTTTGTTTATACAGGCTTTAGACCTGCTTGGATAATGGTTAAATCAATATCTACTGGTGGTTCTGCTACATATTCTTGGTCAATAGTTGATTCAAAAAGAAGTTCTTACAATATTGAAAGAGCAATGTTACTTGCAAATTCCTCTGATTCAGAAATAACATCAAATACTGCCGATGTGGATCTCTTGTCAAATGGATTTAAACCTAGACATTCACCTAATAATACTAACGGTAACAACACATATATCTATTTAGCATTTGCAGAAGCACCATTTAAAAATGCTCGTGCTAGATAAACGGGCATACACTAGAATAAAACTATGGCATTTAAACTAGACGGAAACCCATTAGCAGTTGATGTTCCTTTTACAGTTGGGGATGTAAATTACCCTGCTAACTGGTTAAGATTATCCACAGCAGATGAGAAAACAGCCCTCGGAATTACTGAGGTAGCTGACGCTGCAACATATGACAATAGATTTTATTGGGGTGATGGAACTGCAAAGAAACTCACAGACACAAATGAAGTTGATGATAAGGGTGATCCAGTATTAGATGAAAACGGAGATCAGGTTGTTACTTTAGGTGTTAAGTCAGTATTGAAAGCACAGGAAAAAGTTACTGCTGGTTCTTTGTTGGCAAAATATGATTGGTACGTTGTAAGAAAAGCTGAAAAATCTACTGCAATTCCTACAGCGATTACAACTTATCGTGATGGAGTTAGAACTGCTTGTAC